GCGTTTAGCTCCGCTGCCGTGGCTGTAAGGTCGGACATCGCAAGCGTGGCGGAATCAACAGTAACGCCCGCAACCTCAAGGGTGCTTCCTGAAGGAATTGCGAATTTACGATTTGTCCCGTCCCAAGTGGCAATAATGTTTCCATCTTTGTCATAAAAAACTAGGTTCCCATCAACCCAGTCCGATTTTACATTTGACACAGTCATCACGACCTCCTTGCGGTCATTGGTTAATTGTAAATCGCCGTTTCCGGGATCTCTGCCATGTACCGCTGGCCACTGAGGACAACCCAAGCCGCCCAGTCGGTTGCATTCGCGTCCGCTACATTCAATTCCAGACAATCATATCCCTCTCCGAGCATGTCGGCGGTGATCGGAATGCAATACATTTTGTATCCAACAGCAGCGATATTAAACGTATTGCTTGTAGCGGTACGTGGCACTAATATGTCTTCATTTTTTTGAATGCCATTCGCAACAGCGGTTTTTCCACCAGAAAATGTCAAAACCTCATTGTCAACAAACGTTGTACCGTTATAGGCATAACAGATTAATTTTCCACCCATGTCTTGGTATACATACCCGACTCCACTATTGGCCCCGGTTACCGTCTCGCCAGCGGCGGCAGGCGTTTCAACGCTGGCCCCATCATATTCAAGAACGAATCCCGTTGAATAATAGTCTGTAAACGCAAGGGCGGTAGCTGCGCTGCTTACGCTGGTCCCTTTGTGTAAAGTTACGGCTGCCGCTTGGCCAACAGTGGCCCCGAGCATCAGATATATATCAGCCTGCCTGTAATTTTTTAGGCTGATAATGTCAGAGGCGACCGCGCCATCATGGTTATCTGCCCAAATCAAAGGCACAACCACGTGATCATTATTTATTCTACGCATTGTTTTTTCTCCTTTTTGATTAACGGATAGATTATGCCCTTGCAGCCAAAGCGACAAGCGGGCTTACGGTATCGGATCCTTTAAATGGCCTAATTGGAGTTGACCATCTTGGCTGACCGTCAAAATAATATAGAAACCTAAAAGTTTCCTGGTCATAAATAAAATTCACGTGGATGCTCATTGCCTCATCTATGTTGCCCTTGTTGGCCGTGATATATTGACTGAGATCAACAAGCAAAATGTCTCCCAGGTCTCCCAGAGGAGAACATTGTTCGATCGTAATGCAGGGTAAGCCGTTAAGAGTGGAAATCCGTTTTCCTTCGTAGAAAGTGGACTGATAAAGAGGCACCAATTGCCCACCCGTCCCGATAGAGATAGAAAGTTTGGAAAGTTGCGGTTTTGTTTCTCTGTTGACCAAGTAAACCAGCCCAGGACTTTCGTTGACGATCCGGGATTCCATTTTTAGGATGTTATCTGTGACAATGGTGTCAGCAGTCTGGTTTGTTTCCTTCGGGACTGAAATTAATGCACCAGAGTTCATGATGGACATAGGTTCTCCAACCCCTGATCCAGATGAAACAACGAGGTCTTGACATTTGAAGGCAAATTCTTCGCTAAACAATTGCCGAACTTCCTGCCCGAGGAATGTGACGTTTCGCATCCATTCCCCTGAAGCGTAAAAAAGACCTGTGAGTTTAGTTGGTTCAACCCTCAGCATCTTGAATTTTGTTTTTGAAGCGGTGAATTCTCCAAGTTCCTTGTTTGTAAAAACCCGAATCCCGCCGCCCCTTGATCCTGACACACGGCTCGTTTCGTCAATCCCGTAGATCTCAACATATTGGGTCTGAGGGGACATTGTTCGAGAAGAACATCTTGAAAGAACCTCGGAGTTGTTGAACCCATTCGTCATTAACTCAATTGCCGTTTCGCCTTGCAGGAAAAAACCACCATCGGTAGGCGTTCCAACAGTGAACCCCCCGGTTGCGGCGGCTCTGCCTTCTTTTTTAGCCTTCTCATGCGCTCGGGTTTCGTTTCGTTTTTGTGTCTGTTCTAGCCTGGATCTCGCTTCTCTTACCTCAGATCTGGCAAACACGTCCGGCCTGGACATGGTGCGAATATCCAAAAGCTGTTGCCCCAACATCGTAGCGGATGACCCCCTGTAGACGGGCTGATCAAAAACGGATATTGATACATCACCTTCAACTGTTAGCGCCCCATTTCCACCGTTGCCGTAAAGTTCTGTGCGAATCTCTTCTTCTGCCTTGAAATCATCCCATTCCCGTTTTGTGGCCTCAATTTTTGTTTTCAGGGTGGTCCGTTGCTCCATCTCTTCGTCAGTCAACGCCCGGTTTTCGGTTTCAGCCTTTTTGCGAATGGCCTCCATTTCCTTAAAAGATTCGTCCATTAATTTTTGCCATTTGTTCATTTGTTATGCCTCCTTAAAACATGATGTGTTTATAAAGATTGTCCTCTTCTACCAGGAGGCCGTACATGTTCTCGCCCTCCGACTTGCTTGTCGTGCCCTCTTGTAGAGCTGTTTTCCTGACTTCTTCCATTTTTCTTAACGCTACAGACGTGTCATTAAATGCCGCAAACACAACCGGAGAAACATCGAAAATTTCCTTGATCTCAAGTATGGTACGTTTCGGCATGTCTGGGTTTTTGAAATCCCATTCGTCAACCGCAACAGTGAACCCATATGAGGACTCGCGTACATCTCCCCGATCAATGCTTACCATTAGATCGCGTGCGGTCTGTGTGTCGGGCGGGGTTATTTCGTAATATAGCCCGTTTTCGTCTTCTATTAAAATTAAGGTGCCAGCGCTTTGGCGACCAAGGGGTAACGTATCTGTGTCATGATTGAATAAGGCCCTGGCGTCAGACGTAGAGATCGCGTTTTTAAACGCGCCCTTTCTGATATACTCAATAAAGCCCATATCTTCGGAAGGCTTATCAAAAACGGCTGCATATCCCGTTATTTTCCTAAGGTTCCCGTCGTCTGACGTGATCGCCCGAGTTTCTGAGGCCCTTCTTTTTTCTTTCATTTTTCTTCGCCTTGACTTTAGAATTGTCATCCCGCTTTTCGTAGTCAATCAGAATGGCTTTTTCATATTTTGGTTTCATCAGCCATTCCCTTTGGAACAATGTCTTTTCCGAGATCATCTATCCCTATCATGTTGCGCTCTACGATATACTCACTACCCATACCGCCTGGAATTGGATTTAGATTTTCAATGTCTCTGATTTCGTCAGCATTTAAAAATCCATTACGTTTTCCGAGAACATGAGCTTGGAATCTGCTTAAAATATCACCCCTCAAAAGCCCTTCTATGTTATGCTCATAAAAATAAACTCCACGTTCAGAAGGGTCCAGGAGGGCCATATTGTAAGATTGTTCTAAGCGCACCAGCCATGATCTGAGCGTTTTCGTCACATAATCAATGGCAAACTGTTCAGCACTTGCGTAAGTGCTCGCCTTGTCATACTCTCCATACATTTGAGGCGGAAGGCGAAAAATACGAGTGCCAATGTCAACATTGGTATATTTTCGAGTCTCAAGAAATTGAGCCTCTTCCGGTTTAATTGAAATAGGGCTGAACGTCATGCCGTCTTCGAACAACATTAGGCGTTGCGAGTTATCAAGCCCAGAATAAACAATATTTAAGGCGTCCCTGACAACTTTTGAATCCTTTAGATGCCCCGGATGTGTTACAATGGCGCTTGGATGGGTACCTTCCCCGAAATACTTAGCCCCAAATTCTTCAAGAGACATCCCAAACCCGACCGTTTCGGCGTGTGACATTATAGGAGGATATCCCACAAGACCATCAAAGCTAAGCCCCGGTGTGTGAAGAATGTTTTCTTTCGGCAAAACAAGATCAGCATTCCCAGTTCCGGCCATACTGATCTTGTAAATGATTCGCTTTTTTTCGTCCCTCTTAACGATGACGCGATTCGGAGTAATCGGCCATAATGCTACTGGTTTTTTAACTCGGCCTCTTGTATACTCAATTTCCGCAAACCCATTGCCCCATGAAATTAAATGTGCCGCATATGCCTCTCGAAAACTCATTGCGGTCATTTCAGGATTAGGCGTATCATGCAAAAGTGCGTATCTATCATCCGCCCATGCCCGATCCTTCCCCCCACCCTTGCGCCTTCGGTATAAATGCAATGGCAATGATGCGGAATCTTCAGAGAGAATTTTAATACAAGCCCAAACTACTGAGAGCTGGATTGCATTTAGATTTGAAACTGCGGAGCCTGATTTTGTTTTTTGTCCACCACTACCACCATAAAGAAATCCTCCCGGATGGTACCAAGAGTCATCCAATGACATGTTTGCATTCCTTCTCTCTACTGTGCTAATTATTCCCATTTATCCTTGTTGCCTTTGACCGTGGAAGAGGCCGATGTAGAATAAAATGGCGCCGGAAACAGAAATGCCTAGCCACGGTCTTAGTAAATAAAGGCCATAGCCAATTCCGGCGATACCAGCGAACACAAAAATGTCTCTAATATCAAAAAATGAAGAAATTGATTTTGGACATGTACCCACGTTGGCATTTTAAACACACACCGTAGGGCAACGCAAATACCGGATGGACTAAATGAACTATATGGAGAGTTTTTATTATCTGTTACAACTCAAAAGCAGGTTTCATAATTTTCCGAACATTTACCGTTGGGATTCTAATAGTTTTCGATTCTCCAAATTTCACAGCGCTGAGCATCCCCGAATTTACCCACATGTAAACAGTTGATTTTGAAATTGATAGGATTTCCGAGACCTCGTCCGGCCTCAACAATTCTTTTTTGGACAGCTCAATCATAATTTCTCCTCCGTTGATCACATTTTCATCCGTCCAACTATTTGTTCGACTGTCAATCCATCATAAGCCGACGCCTCCTCGGCGGATTCCTCCAATATCCCGCAGGCCATAACCGAAGCAATTACGCCATCAATCCGCCCTCCACTCCGAGATTTATCATATTTTTTGTTCTCGGCAGCGTCTGACACTGCGACCACGTTTGACGCGCACCATGTTAGGCAAGGGTTTCCGTCGTGCCTCATAGTCGATTCAATCAGTTTCGTTTCAAAGATCTTGATTGCCGGAGACATAGATTGAAACCCCTGCCCGAACTCAATAAGCTCTGGAAGTGTAACGCCAAGTCGTTCAATCTCTTTGTCGAAATTTTTCTTATTCCATCGGTCAAAAGCTATTTTCTGGACATCAAACCGGCTGCAAATTTCAACAATATCGGAGATTACAAATTCATACTCAATTGTTTTCCTGTCAATTGCCGTGATGTGCCCCGAATCCCGCCATGCAACATAGGGGACATGGTCCAACTCTGATTTCCTGACTATCCCAATTCCAGGCATCCAAAACCAAACCCTCAACCTCCAAAAAGGATCATCAGAAGACGGCTCAAACATAAGCGCAAACGATGTTAGGTCAACCACTGCGGAAAGGTCAAGCCCACCCCAACACCTACGGCCTACCAATATACCATCGGAACAACCTTTGTCTTGGCACGCCATCCACGCCTCTTTTGAAATCGCCGGATTCTCTGCCTCCGTCCACTGGCAAAAGCAAAGGCGTTTAACTGTAGCCATTTTCGACGGCATTCCCCGAGCCTCTTTGACCTGGGACCGGATGTAATCGTAACCCGGTATCCCTGCATCAAGCGAGGGGTTCACCTTAGGCCACAAGGTTTCGTCTTCAAGATAACGGTCATCAACAATATCTTCATCGTCCAGGGCACAAATGTAGGAAAAGAATTCATCGTTTTCCAGTTGCTCACAAGCAATCTTCACACCCATGTCATGATATTCCCAACAGACGGACGTTTTGTCATGGCCCGAGTTGTGAGTCGGAATCATTGATTTCCCAGCTAAATACAGGTGAGATTCGGCATCTATCGTAATACATTTCACCGGGACAGATTCAACGGGGATAATTTCACGAATCCAGCGACTTCCAGATGATCGTTTTCTGGAATGTCGGGCATAATGATGTTGGTTTTTTCTGCTTAATCGGAAAACATCTAAATCCCACGGGGGCCAGAAATGAATGTCCCACCTGTCAAATGTTTTCCCGTTCAATTTTGAAATGCTTTGATTTACATTGCATTTCATCCCAAGACTGTGAATAAGTTCTTCAACTTGCAATATTAAGTTGTGTTTACTTTGGGTAAAAACACATTTTCCAGACCATGGCACAATGCTGCCGTCAGTATCCATTAGGCCTTGTAGTAACGAAAGCCTCTGTCGAAACGATGCCCGCAAGTACGATTGAGGAATATGCTTATTCTTTAATAAGCCCTCTTTTCTGAGGATAGAATGGAGCGAATCGCGCCTATACGTTCCGGTTATACCAAGGCCAAAAAGCCCGAGGTTCGGCCCGGATGACGATATGGCCCTGCGGTTTCCAATGGTAACGCCTTCTTTCTTGATTTGTTCTAATATTTCATAATCCTGATCCGCAACAACAATGGCCGAATCTTTTGAATTTCCATCACCAAGCCAGCACCCCAGCACATAAGACGGGATAGGTAATTTTATTTCTGGTAATTGCAGTGGCGAGGATAGCTTGATTTCATGGTTTAAGCCATTCTTCCCATGATATAGGGTATCTTTTATTTCCTGCGTTGACCTGATTTTAGTTTTTGAACTCTTTTTGTTATTATGCCCAGATATATAATATCGGGGACGGCCTGCTGAATCATAATCTTCTATGTATTCACCACATCCGCACTGACACTTTATGAGCTTATTGTCTTCCCCTTTCTTTCTCCGTTCTTTATTGTTTCGACATTCCGCAGCCATACTTTTTGCGTGTGCTCCATGTGAGCCGTATGGCCGCTTTATTGTTGTTTCCCAGAGATGTTCCGCATCAGCAATAATTTCTGACCCATCATCAAATATAATTCTGTAGCACTTGCGGCCTATCATTACTTCGGAAACGCCATCAACCTTACATGGCTGCCCGTCATCATTGAAAATCTGGTCTCCTACTCTTAAATCACCCATCGTTGACCACCCCGTGGGGGTGGGGATCGGCGTATCTAATGCAAGGGGATTTGTGATCATGAAAGAGAGCGGCTGACGCCGAAACTTAAACCCGGCGCGAAGCATTTCAATAACCGTTCCGTCTCTGTGTTCGTGAATTTCATCCAGGAGAACCATGTGGGGGCGCGGTCCTGACTGCCCTTTTTTCTCTGATGATATCACGCGAAAAAAAGATCCACTATTAAGATGAGATAAATTCCAACATTTTTCACCAACACCTGACGCGACTAGTCTACTGTTGATCTCTGGCGACTGTTCATAAATCGCTACTGCGTCACGAAAAAGGACCATGGCTTGATCTTTATAGGTTGCGGCTGCATATACCTCAGCCCGTGATTCATTGTCGGCTATAAGTCCCTTTAGGCCGATGCCGCTAGCCATCGGAGACTTCCCGCAACCCTTCGGGCCTTCGATGTAGGAAACCCGGAAGCGGCGCATGTTGTCGCTTTTTCGTTTCCATCCGAACAGCGACCCAATAACAAAATCTTGCCACCCGAGAAGTAAAAAAGGCATCCCCTCAAACTGCCCCCCGTTTAGGTAAAGCACCTCTTCAAAAAAAGCTATTGTCTCGGCTGCTGCATGCTCATCATAATAGAGGCCACGGCTTTCGGCGTTCTCTAGATCATGGATATGGCGCTGGCAGGCTCCGCGAACATAAGGCCCGGCTGCAATGCCCCCAGAGATTACATCCTTGGCGTATGATGTGGCGCGGTCTGTCATTTAAAAAATCGTTCCCTCCTGTTTTCGGCAACAGGCTTTTGCTCCGGGACCTTAACCCGGCTCCGGCTGCTTGGAGTCATCCCCATTTCTACAAGGGTTTTCATCATTTCCTCCTTTGCTTTATTGGCGATTTGGAAGTATGGATTTACAATAGGAAGTCCCGCCCCCACTTTTTCAATCGTGCCATCTCTCAGAGTCCGAGTTTTCCCAGGAGCAACAAAAATCATGCCCTTGTCTTTGATGACATTCGCCGCCTGCACCCATGTAGAGTAGGATTGACAGTAGAGGGCAAAAACCGCTTTGTCGAGATTTGTCAGTAGCCCGAGCGGCTCAAGCTCCTTCGCCATCCTGCGCCATTCCGCTTTTGCCTCTTTGTCCAGATGTGGAGGGCACTTCGGAATATTCAATGGAGGGTTAGGTTCCCCGGATCTCGGAGGCCGGTGTGTGTGCTTTGACCCTCCCTTTATATCCAGGATTTTTGATGGTAACGGTTTTCTGCCTCTCATATGTTGCTGATCTCCTTATGTTTTATTTTTACAATTTTGCGACCTTGCGCGCAGAGGTGCCAACTCCCACACCGCGGACCT